AGGGGCTCTTCGTCGACACCAGGATTTACCGCTGGCTCGCGAAAGACGAGCTGGCGATCGCGTTCGCTCACCTCGGCCGCGTCGACATGGCGATCCAGATCATGCGGTCGCTGCTCGATGTGCCGGGCCTCCCCGCCGAAGAGCACAAGCGCATCAGCGCGAACGTCGACGCCTTCGTCGAACGACTGACTCAGACTCCCAAGCTTGCCGCCTGACCCACCATGAAGATGTTCGATGCGTTGATGCGCGCTGCAGGCGGGGCAGTCGACCGCCTGGCGCATATGCGCATGGACGCGTGGTACAACGGCGTGACCGGCTTCGGGACGTCGCGCGACAAGACGACCTATGGTCGCGTCGTCGGCGACACGTACCTCACGGACGTCGAGCTCGCGAACCTCTACCACCACTCGGACATGGCCGCCCGCATGGTGGACATCGTCCCCGATCAGGTGTGGCGCAAGGGCTGCGAGATTCGGACGGAGGATGCCGCGCTCGACGAGATCATCGCCGAGAAGATGGACAACCTTGGTCTCGAGCGGCGCATGGCCGACGGGATGCGCTGGGGTCGCTGCTTCGGCGGCGGCGCGGTGCTCGTTGGTGCGGACGACGGCCAAGATGCGTCGAAGCCGCTCAACCCCGAGCGCGCGAGCGACATCAAGTACCTGTACGACTTCGACCGGCGCTACCTCTGGCCGCTCACGTACTACACGGCGCCCGGCCATCAGAAGCTCGGGCAGCCCGAGACGTACCTCGTCACGAATCAGAACGCGGGCGCCAGCTCGCAAATCGTCGTCCACGAGTCGAGGCTCATCCTCTTCGGTGGAGCGACGACGGGACGCGAAGAGCGTCTCCTGCTGAACAGCTGGGACGCGTCGATCCTGCAGCGAGGACACGAGGCGCTCAGGCAGTTCGATACCGCGTGGAAGAGCGTCGAGATTCTGCTCACGGACGCGAACCAAACCGTCATCAAGATGGCTGGCTTCGCCGACATGATCGGCTCGCCAGACGGCATGCGGCTGTTGCAACAGCGCGGCATGCTGACGGACATGTATCGCTCGGTCCTTCGGGCGATCGTCGTCGACGCAGGCACCAAGGAAGAGCCGGCCGAGGACTTTGCTCGACAGGCCACGACCTTCGCAGATATCCCGCAGACCCTCGACAAGATCATGCTCCGGCTCGCCGCGAGCGTGCCGATGCCGGTGACGATGCTCATGGGCCAGTCACCCGCGGGCATGAACGCCACGGGCGAGAGCGACTTCCGTTGGTTCTACGACGGCCTCGAGTCGACGCAGACGCGCGAGGTCGGGCCGAGGGTCCGTGGGCTCGTGAAGACGTGGCTCGCGACCAAGGCGGGCAAGGACGCCACGAATGGCAAGACTCCCGACACGATCACGATCAAGTGGCCGCCGCTCTGGAGCGAGACGCCGCTGAACGAGGCGCAGCGCCGAAAGGTCATCGCCGAGACCGACGCCATTCAGATCAACGCGCAGGTGTACACGCCCGACGAGGTCGCACTCGTTCGCGGTTCGCAAGAGGGCTGGGACAAAGACATCGTTCTGTCGGATGAGGCGGTCAAGGCGCGGGAGACCGCGCTAAAGGCCGACCTAGCCGATCTCGAGTCCGGACAGGGGTTGCCCAGTGCCGATACGACGCAAGCCCCGACGACGACGCCCGGTCAAGGTTCCCCGCAATTCGGTCCGCCGGGTTAATAGCCCGCAGCCGCCGCGCGCGGTCGAGCACTTCCTCGCCCTCGCCTATCGCCGCGCGGTCGCTCGCATCGGCCGCGCACTCTGGCAACGCCTCGAGCCTCTCTTGCCGGCGCTCGCCAAGCCGGAACCGGATACCAAGCTCGACGCTCCTCCTCCACCAGACGGCTCTGTTCCGGACGCCATCGACGCGGCGCGCGCGGTCGTGAAGAAGATGCTCGGCGGCGTCGAAGCTGACGTCGAAGCGGCATCGAAGAAGGCTGCGAAGCGGGCCGACATCCACGCAAAGCGAGAGCTCTCGCGGCTCGGCATCAAGCTGTCCGACGCTGATTCAGGCGTCGCGAAGATGGTGCCGCTCTGGCGCAAAGAGAACGTGGCCCGCATCACGGGCATGGTCGAGGACCAGCTCGGGAAGGTCGAGCGCATCCTAGAAGACGGTGCTGGGCACTACGCATCGACGCTGGCGAAAGAGATTCAGCGGCAGTGTGAGGACGTCAGCGACTCGAGGGCGGAGCTCATTGCACGATCGCAGGTGCTGCGCCTGAATGGTCAGATCACTCGCCAGCGACAGGTGGATGTAGGGATCACGGAGTACATTTTTACGACGTCAAACGACGAGCGCGTACGCGAAGAACATGCAGCCGTAGATGGACAGCGGTTCTCTTGGGACGACGGCCCCGACTTCGGCCACCCCGGCGAGGACTTTCAGTGCCTACCCGGCGAGTCGCTCATCACTCTCACGAACGGTGTAAAGCGGGCGTATCGGCGCAGGTACCACGGCGAACTGACCACGCTCGTTACGGACTCGGGCGTAACGTTCGAGTGCACACCAAACCATCCGATACTCACCGCGACCGGATGGAAGCCGGCCCAGTCGGTTGATATCGACGATCACGTTTTCGAGGTTGGTAATGAGGGCGGGTACGGTCCGAAAGTGGACGGCAAGCACGCCGTAGCCACGATCGCGGACACCTTCAATGTGATCTCGTGTCTGAGTCGACTTCACGAGAGGACTGCTGGTCGATGTGCTCAGTTCCACGGCGACGGATCTGCCGATCATGATGTCCACGTTGTAAATGTAGACCTGGAACTGCTCTTCAACGACGAGCCCTCTTTCGCGCAACGCGCTTGCGAGTTCTTGCTCGCCGAACCCCCTCTGCCTACAACGGCGGGCCGCCGTCTTGAGCTTGGTTTCTTCGCTCTGGTGGGTGCCACGAACAGCGTTGTGAGCGGACTGTGTGATCGCCTTGCGGACTTCGTCAGGCGAGTTCCGGAAACGCTCGAGATTGGCCTCGCTGCCGTTGCGCAGCGACACACCTCTACGAATGAGGAAATCGGAAACCGTCTTGCGCTGCACGCCGTAGCTGGTTGCGAGGGCAAGCACCGAAGCGCCGTCGACGTAGCGACGGAGGCACTCCTCCTCAGGGAAGCCCTTTGCATTGTGGGCTTGTCGATAATGACGGAACGTACGCACGCCGCGAGCGCGGAGTGCCTTGGAGAGATTGTCGGCATGGCATCCGAGCGAGGCCGCGATCTCTCCGAGGAGCATCCCGCTTTCAAAAAGCCGCTGCGCGTGGTCGAGAAACTCGGCCGTGTAGAGACGCTTCATGTCTTCAACCTCGAGACTTTCAGCGGTTGGTATAGCAGCCAAATAGCCGTTCGCAACTGTAGGTGTGTGGCCTACCCCATCATCCCCGCGCTCGAAGACGACGAGTAACCGACCATGCCCACCAAGCGAGCATACGCCCTCGGCGACTTCGACGAGGCGACGAGGAGCGTACGCGTTCTCGCGTCGACGCCTGACCCCGTCGAGGGCGAAGCGCTCGAGTCGTTCGACCTTACGAGGTACGCAAAGAACCCCGTTGTGCTCTGGTCGCACGATCCGAAGCAGCTCCCCATCGGGCGAGCGGATGAGATCCTGCAGGGCCCTGATGGGCTCTCGATGCGCATTACGTTCGCGTCGGCGGAAGCCAACCCGCTTGCGGCTCACGTCGCGCACCTCGTTCGGGAAAAGATTCTCCGCGGCGTGTCCGTAGGCTTCGAGCCCGGCGAGGCACGGCAAGAGATCCGAGACGGCCAGATCATCCAGGTCCGAGAAGCGAATGACCTGCTCGAGGTCTCGTTCGTATCGATCCCGAAGGATGAGAACGCGGGCACCGCGGCGATCCGCGGCGAGCGCTTCGACGCGAGCGACGACGCCCGACGCGACGAGGTCGATCACTTCGACGCCGCTCGCCTCTCGAAGGTGGAGTGGACGCCGTGGGGCGCCGCTCGCATACCTGCCCGCTTCTCTCGGATCGGCGTGCTCGACTACCCGGGTCGACGCGAGTTTCGTCCCCCCGGAGAGGTCTTCAAGGCCGACTCGGTGGCGACGCTCAAGGGTGTTCCGGTCATCGATATCACCGATCACACCGACTTCGTGAGGCCGGCGGACTTTCGACAGAAAGTACTCGGCTTCGTCGAAGAGGCGCACCTCGACGGCGAGTACGTCGCGGGGACGCTCATCATTCACGACGGTCCAACCATCGAGGCGATCAAGCGGGGCGACCGACTCGATATCAGCGCCGGCTACCACGCTCCGACGGACACCAAGCCGGGGGAGTGGCGCGGCGAGCGATACGACTGCGTTCAGCGCGACATCATCTACAACCACGTCGCCTTGTGCCCTCCGGGGCGCGGGCGCGCTGGTCCTGAAGTGGGGTTGCGACTCGATACGAACCAACACGGCGATCAAGCCGGAAGGAACAGCATCATGACGACTGCGAATACCGAAAAGCGGTTCATCCGGCTCGACGGCAAGGACTTCGAGATCGGATCTCAGGCCCACATCGACAAGCTCGAAGACCTTCACAAGGCCGAAGTGTCGACGCTGAACGGCAAGATCGAGACGCTCTCGGGCAAGCTCGATTCCGCCGAAAAGGCAGTCGAGACGGCCAAGCGCGAGAAGACCGAGGCCGACGCCAAGACGGCCGAGGCGGAGAAGGAGCGCGCGAAGGATCTCGCATCCCGCGTGAAGTCCCGCGTCCGCATGGTCATGCGCGCACTTCGCCTCTTCGGCGAGGATGACGCCGAGGAAGAGGACGAGGAGAAGAAGATGGACGCGCTCTGCGAGATGAGCGAGCGCGACCTCCATCTCAAGGCGATCGCCAAGGTCGACCCCGACTTCAAGGCGGACGGCAAGACCGACGACTACATCGCGGGCAAGTTCGAGGGAGCGATCCAGTTCCTTTCGCAGTCCCGCAGCGTCGACGGCGTCGTGCGCGTCATCGAGGAGGGCCGCAAGTTCGACGCGGTCATCGGCGCGGGCGGTGGTGGCGGAAGCTCCCGTCAGGAGCACCCCGTCGCCAAGGCACGCCGCGAGAACGCGGAACGCATGAGGAAGCTCGCCGAGCCTGCTTCGGCGCGTGAAGGAGGTGCGCGATGAGCTCGGCATCGGTTCAAACGTCGGTTGCAATCCATCCGGATCTCGGGCTGCCTGGCCAGGAGTACGACTCCGGTCCGAAGCGGGTCCTCACGAAGATCGCCACCGAGGCGATCAAGTTCGGCAAGTACGTCGTCTACGCTGGCGAAAATTGCGAACTCCCGGACTCGATCGCGGAGGTGCAAGGCGCCCGCGGTGGTGTCGCGCTTCGCGATCCGCTCAAGCCCACCGGACAGTACGAGATCGGCGATGAAGTCGCTGTTCTCGTCGAAGGCCTCGTGTGGGTTCCCACTGAAGAGGCTGTCGGCGCAACCGACACGGTCTATGTCCGCCATGGCGGCGCGACCGGTGCGGAAGAGGTCGGCTTCTTCCGCAACGACGCAGACGGCATCACGTCGGCAGCGAACGCGGCGAACCCGCCCGGCTGCATCTGGGAAAAGGGCGGCACGTCGCTGGCCCTGCTCCGCGTCGGCGTCGCTGGCGTGGCTGGCGGCCTGACGGGTCCGACCGGCTGATCACCCGCCGCGTGAGCATCTCGGCTCGCGCGGCCTAACCATTCATCACACGACCGGCCTGGGCGCCACGATGCGCACCGGGCTGGCCGTGCTGTGCCTCTGGAGAAAAAGCCATGTCGTCCCATCTTCGTCCGCTCTCGCGTGAAGCCAGCCAGCTCTGCGCTGTGTCCGATGATCTCTATGACAAGATCCAGCGCGAAGAGCTTCGTCGGCACTTCGACGCCAACGAACTCCCGTTCATCGACCGGGAACTCACCTTCCTCCGGACGAAGGCCTTCGAGGTCCAGTTCCCGGAAGCGAAGGCGCGTACGTTCCTTCCGCTCGCGACGGACATTCATGCGTCGGCGATGACGTTCGAGTTCAAGGTGTTCACGCCGGTCGGCGCTGCGGCCGTGATCAACCCCAAGGGGGCTGTCCCGCGGCTCGAGGTTGGCGCGCGGTCGGTGACGGCGCGCATCGTCCCGGTTGGGATCGCCTACGCGTTCACGATTCCGGAGCTCCGCGAATCGGCTCGCGTTGGCGCGCAGCTCGAAACGATCAAGCCGCGTCTCGCTCGACAGACCGTCGAGCGCGGGATCGATGAACTGCTCGCGTTCGGCGACCTCGTCAACACGAGCGGTCAGGACGCCCTTCCTCTCTGGGGCTTCGCGAACAACACCGACGTCGTCAATCTCGGACTCGAGACGTTCTCGTACTGGATGGACAACGGTGACTCCGGAGTCACTATGCTCGCTGAGCTGTCGAACATGGTCGACGAGGTGTCGACACGCTCCAAGGGCATGTTCACCTGCACGGATCTGTTGCTGCCGCTCAGCCGGTACAACTACGCGGCGAGCAAGCCGTTCAGCGACTCGATCGGCGAGTCGGTCCTCGCGGTCTTCCGGAAAAACCACCCCGAGGTCAACGTCCGCCCGTGGGAGAAGCTCGAGACCGCCGGTGCGTCGAGCAAGCCGCGCGCGATCGCGTACGCGAAGAGCGCCGAGGTCGTCGAGGCCGTCATCCCGCAGGGCTTCGAGATGATGCCGCCCGAGCGCAAGGGCTTCGAGATGGTCACCGACTGCTGGGCGACCTGCGGCGGCGTGAAGATCTACCAGCCGACGGCGGTCGTCTACGCCGACGGCGCGACTGAGTGATCGGGATGAAGGTCACGAGCCTCTACAAGTACCGGCTCCCCGGTCGCATCGTCCTCGAGAAGGGCGTGAGCGAACTAGGGGAGCTCCCCCCGCCCGCGAAGAAGTACCTCGCCGGGCTCATCGCGTCGGGCGAGGTCACGGTGCTCGACGAGCCGAAGTCGGCGAAGGCTGCGAAGCCGGAGTCCGCCAAGGTGGAGTCGAAGCCCGCCGAGCCGAAGGCCGAAGCGCCCCCGGTCGAAGCGTCGACGCGCCGTGACCAGCGCAAGACCACCGACGACAAATGACACCGGCCGCGTTCAAGACGCGCTTTCCGGAGTTCCGGAACGCGGGCGATCTGCTCGTGCAGTCCGTCTTGGACGAGGCCGAGTTGCGCGTGGCGCCCGAGACGTTCGGAGACCTGACCGACACGGCGATCGCCTACCTCGCCGCCGACGCGCTCGCGGCGTCTCCATTCGGGACGACGCAGCGTCTCGAGGACGACACCAAAGAGACGATCTACATGCGCCAGTACAAGGCGCTGCTCAAGGCCAAAGTCATCCGGATGACCTGGACATGAACCGCGTCGTCGACCGCGACAATGGCGCCAAGGCGCTGCTCAAGCGGCTGGCGAAATCGGGGGAAGTCACGGTCGGCATCCACGAGGCCGAGGGCCAAGCCGCGAAGGAGGGCGACGACGAGGGCGATATGCAGCTCATCGACGTCGCCATCGTTCACGAGTTCGGCTCTGATGACGGCCGCATCCCGCGCCGATCCTTCATCCGCGACTGGGAAGACGAGAAGGCGTCCGAGCATCAGGAACAGCTCCGCAAGATGGGCAAGGCCGTCATTGACGGCAAGGTCGACGCGGAGCGCGGGCTCGCGCAGCTCGGAACGCTCTATCAGGGCGACATCCAGAAGCGGATCTCGGATGGCATCGAGCCAGCGCTCGCGCAGTCGACGATCGACCGTAAGGGCTCGAGCAAGCCGCTCATCGACACCGGCCAACTCCGCTCGAGCGTCTCCCACAAAACTACGGTGAAGAAGTGATCGCCTGGAACGTCGTAGCCCCGGCGCTCCGGACGCTCTTCTCCGATCTGGCGCTCGCCACGGCGGCGAACCCAGCGTTCCTCGCCCTTTGGCGCGATGGAAACGCCGAGTTCACTCACCCCGACGTTCAGCGCACGCTGACGCTGCGGGTGACCCGGATCTCCGACGTCGACGGCGCGCGACAGTACGTCACGAACGACGACGATGAACTCGAAGAGCACATCGTCGGTATGCGCGAGTTCACGCTCGAGGTGCGCGTCCGCTCTCACGAACACGCCGAGGACCAAGCCGCGTGGGCGTGGTCGATGCTCGAGCGCATCCGTACGGGCCTCTACTTCACGCGCGCCATCAATGCGCTGCTCGCGGTCAACGTCGGCATCGTCCGCATCGGCGACTCGCGCGACGTCTCCTACCGATACGACAAGCGTCGGATCAACGCCGCGATGTTCGAGGTGACGTTCAACGCTGGCTTCGACCTCCAGGACGTGAGCGCCGCGGCCAACTGGTTCGACACGGTCTTGCTCACGACGGCGATCAAGCGGCCAGACGGCACGCTCCTGCCGACGCCGCCGAATCTCGACGAGTTCGAGATTTCAGTTTCCGAAGAAGACTAACGCGCTCCCAAGTGTGAGCGCCCATGAAACGCGGACCGATCAGCGGTCGCGCGGAAAGGCACCGCCATGGCCGATGCACTCGACACGATCGTCAGCGTGGAGATCACGCGCGAGACCCGGACCCCTTCGCAGCGCGGCTTCGGCGTACCGATCATCGTCGCGTACCACGATGCGTGGTCGGACCGCGTAAAGTCGTACTCCGACGCCGAGGAACTGCTCGACGACGGCTTCGACGAAGACGATTACGTCTACACGATGTTCTCGGCAATGAAGGCTCAGTCGCCTTCCCCGAGCGAGATCCGCATCGGCCGATGCGCGACCGGATTCCGACAGACGGTGCACCTCATCCCGACCATTTTGGACGCGGGGTACGAATATGAGGTCGTCATCGACGGCGTCACGTTTACGTACGAGGTCACGGGCTCAGAAGGAGCGACCGGCATCGTCGACGAACTCGTTGCCGGCATCTCCGGCACCACGGGGCTCACCGTCACCGACGGCACGACATGGGCGATCGTCACTGGCGCAACGGGCGCGATGCACTCGTTCGTCGCGAAGCGCGGGCTCGACCTGTACGACGCGACCGGTACGAGCGGCTTGACGGCCGACCTCACGGCCATCGCTGCCGAGGACGAACTCAACCCGAACGGACCTGCATACGGCTGGCTGCTCGACTGCAACTCCGAGGCACGAATCGACACGTTCTCGGCGTTCCTCGAGAGCCGCGTCGCGCTCGGCGTGGTGCAGTCCGCTGACTGGGACGTGCGTGACGCTGGCGAGACCGGGGACGTCGCGACGGCACTCAAGACCGACGCGCTCACCCGCACCGGCGGCATCTACCATTCGCAAATCGGCGAGCCCGCGGCAGCGGCGTGGATGGCGAAGGAGCTCCCGAAGAACCCTGGCCAGTCGACGTGGGCGCACAAGACGCTCGCGACCATCTCAGCGGACAGCCTCACGTCCGGCGAACGCAGCGCCATCGAGGGTAAGCGCTGGTCCTGGTACACCGGCGTCGGCGGCGTCAACATCACCTTCGAGGGCAAGACGCCCGCGGGTGAGTACCTCGACATTATCCACCAAGTCGACTTCGTCACCGCACGAGCGAAGGAAGCGGTCTTCGGAACCCTCGTCAACAACGACAAGGTCCCGCAGACCGACGCCGGCATCGACCTGTTCCGCGCCGCCCTATACGGCGTGCTGAAGCTCTGCTCGGGCCCCGAGTATCCGATCTTCGACTCGAACACGATCGTCGTCGACGAGCTGACGATCGCCGACACCGAGACTGCCGACCGCGTCAACCGCGTCCTTCGCGGCCTGAAGTTCGAGGGACGCCTGCAGGGCGCCTTCCACAAGGTCGTCGTCAAGGGTCGCGTTTACGTCTGACGAGTGCATCGCCGCGCCGCGGGCGCGCGCGTGAGTCCCACCAACACGAACTCCCGCGCGCGTGCGCGGACGAGCGGAGAGATCCATGTCCGGTTTTGCCGTCTACACGCCGACCCAGGTTCGCATCATCGTCGGGGTCATCCCGATCGTCTCGCTCTACGGCGCCGACGAATTCGTCCGGATCGAGAAGGCCGAAGACGATGTCATCTACGAGGCGTCCGCCGACGGCGGCGCGACGCTAAGCGTCGTCCGCGGCTCCGAGCACACCGTTACGATCACGCTTCAGCATACCTCGCCAGACAACCTGAAGCTGTCCGCGATGTACAAGGCGGGCCGTCTGCTCGCGCAGGGCGCTCTGATCTTCCCGATCACGATCATCGACAGCGGGAGTAACGGCAACCTGTTCGTGTCGGACAAGGCTTGGTTCAAGCGAGTCCCGGACGAGGCGTACGCGAAGCAGGCGCAAGCCGTCGAGTGGCAGCTAGGTGTGCATTCGCCGGAACGCTTCATCGGCGGTCATTGATCAACGGATTGGGGTGACGCATGGGTCGACAGCAAAAAACAGTCACTATTGAGGGGTGGAAGTACGAACTCGCGCAGCTCGGTGCCGTAGAGGGACGCGAACTCGTCGTCTTGTTCGGCAGAGTGCTCGGGCGGTTCGCACCTCTCATTGTGGCGGCGATGAAGTCTCGAAAGGCCAAGGTCGATACGGAAGCCAAGGCTATCGACATTGCCCAAGAACTCGGCGAGGTGATGCAGACGCTGCAGCCGAAGGAGCTCGAGCCGCTCTGGGATGCGTTCTCGCGCAATGCCCAAGTCTGGAGCAAGGACGGCAAGTCGCGTGAGCCCGTCGCGGACGTCTTCGACGACCACTTCGCTGGCGAGTACTTCCGTATGGTCCAGTTCTTCATCGAGGCAGCGAAGCTGAATTTCGGCGATTTTTTATCGCGAGTGCTCGCGCAAGCGAGCGCCCTCGACGCCGAAGACGGAACGCCGTCAGCGTAGAGGTCCCAGACGGTCTCGACTGGTACGTATGGCGAGTCGTTCGTTCGCCTCTGTGCAGTGGGCTGCATGAGGTCGCCGAGCACTGGTCCCTGACAGATCTGATGCGGGCGCACATGGCCCTCGACGTCGATGACGATCTGGTGGCAGCGGCCGAAGAGAAAGCGGAACGAGAGAGGCACAAGTAAGCCATGGCCGGTGCACTCAGGGAGGTCCTTGCCAAATTCGGAGTCACCTTCGACTCGAAGGAACTCGAGAAGGGCGACAAGGCGGTCGATGGTGTCGCCGGCAAGCTCGCCACTCTCGGCAAGACGCTCGCAGCCGGATTCGTCGCCAAAGGCCTGTACGACATCGGCAAGGCCGCGGCGTCATCGATCCTCGAGATTGTCGACCAGGCGGACGCACTCAACGACCAGGCCGCGGCCCTCAACCTATCGGCGGGCGAACTCCAAGCCTGGCAGTACGCAGCGAGGCTCTCCGGCGTCGAGGCTGAATCGCTGCAAGGCGCGTTCATGCGCGTGCAGAACGCGGCGGCCGGCCCCGGAGCGGATGCGTTCGCGCAACTCGGCGTGAACGTCCGCAATGCGGCGGGCGAGCTGAAGAGTTCGAGCGACCTGTTCACCGAGGCAGGCCTCGCGATCGGAAAGCTGCCGAACGCGACCGAGCGGACCGCCAAGGCCATGGCGATCTTCGGCAAGAGTGGAGCCAAGCTCCTACCCTTGTTCGCGCAAGGCGCCGACGGCATCGCGAAGATGCGAGCCGAGATGGAGGACCTCGGCGGCGGGTTCTCGCCAGAGTTCGTCGATCGCGCAGGCGATCTAAACGACTCGATCGACAAGCTCAACTTTGCCTGGCTCTCCTTCAAGACGCGGCTCGCCGGGCTCGTGATGCCGCTGGTGGAGCGGTTCGTGG